CTGTTCGTGAGCTGCACGACAACAGCACGAGACGGCTTCAGCGTCCCGCGCTTCGCTTTGATTTCATTTGGCGTGCGTGCTGGTCCTGACATAAATCCCCCCTAGCCTAACCTGACCCTGTGTGTAAACCACTCGGCGCTGGATACCCAGCCCCTCGTGCCACGCAGAATCTTGACCGCCCCTCCCCTAGCGTCCACGCTTGGCTGCGCGGCGCTCAGCGCGGTTGGCTGGCTGCGGTGCGCGCCGTCGCGCGGTCATCATCTTGATCAACGGCTTCCAACTGGCATTGTAGAGAGCCGTCTGATCGTAGCGCTTCATCTCCGCAGCAACAGCCCCCCTATCCACCTTGCCTGCCTTTGTTTCTTCGTAGACTTCCTGCAGGGAGGTGACGATCGCGGCCACGTTAGGGATTGCAAAGAACGATACTTGGAACTCATCCCATACGCGCTGCACTGGAACCTTCTTGCCGTGCGCGCCGACAAGTTCAGGCTGCGCGCTGAAGTCAGACACGATGACTGGCGTGCCGCACGCTTGGCTCTCCACTGCAGGGATGCCGAAGCCTTCGCCCATCGAGGTAAGGAGTTGCACGTCAGCGGCTGAGTAGAGCGAGGCAATCGCGTCCTGCGGGATGCCATTGCGGAACTGGATCGGATGCGGGTATCGCACGCGCTGACTGTCTACGCCGGTTGCTTGCATCAAGCGCGGGAGGTTGACCCCTTCGCTCAATCCTTGTGGCTCGGTGTGGATCATCCAGTAGACGTCAGGTCGGTCGCGCATAAAGGTTGCCATTGCGTCTGCCATCTCACCAAACGCCTTGCGGATCGGGATGCGACCACGGTTCGCAGCATTCGTCACGACAAGGAAGGCGTCCTCAGGGATTCCCATTGCCGAGCGTGCGCCCTTCCCTCGGTCGTTGAACACGGTCAGGTCAATGCCGTGTGGGATGTAGGTGACTTCTTCTCTTGGCACGCCAGCCTTCAGCAGTTCTTGTTCACCAAAGCGGCTCATTGCAATGGCGTGATGACCACCTTCCGCAAGGAAGCGTGCGACCAGCGGCGGCACCGGCGCGTGGTCAACTGGCGTCCAACACGCAAGGTTCAACTCTTTGAAGCCGTCAACGCCGACGAGCGGCCAGAGGTCAAACAACACGACGCCAAAGCCTGGCTGATCGCCGATCCAGCTCTTGATGTTCTCTGGCGCTGCGTCAATCGAGTAGCGCATCAAGCCTTCAGGAAGGATGGGATGCCCGTGTGTGCAGTTCATTAGGAACTGTGCGCCGTGATTGGCGACAATGGCAGGCTCGTGTCCGTCCTTCACCATCTGATGGACAACCTGCGCCGACTGCATCCCGTAGCCACTTGGCACGGCGCACGAGTTGCTATACCAAGCGATGCGGCTCATTGTCTTCTCCTCCTATTTGTGCCTGGTCAGGCGACCGTGGCACTGTCTACATAGTACCCGAAGGCGATGCTCAGGCGCAAGGAGCGGACCGCCTTTGCTGAGCGGATCAAGATGGTCAACCGTCAGGTTCGTGGTCTTGCCGCAGACTTCACACCACGGACGCTTGCTCCGTATCTGGCTGCTGAGCTTCTTCCACGCAGGGTCAAGGTATGGGTTTGGCTTCCCCTGCTGCCATCGGTAGGTCGCAGCGCGCTTGTGCATCGCGCATCTGTTGCCGTTCGGCGTCAGGATGCCGCAGTCAAGGCAGGGCCGTTGGAAGGTCATTAAATACTGCCGCGCTGCTTTGAGGCATTGAGCAATACTGACCTCAGAGGCTCCCAAGTGAGGCGCCCAAAGCAGGAGGTATGTCCAATGGAAGAAACCATCAAGACAAACGTGATCTCATATATCAAGACGATCGGAAGGCTTATGCAGGCCGAACAGCAAGCGGCAGAGAACAATAATCTAAGGCGCTGCAGAGAACTTGAGGCTCTCAACTATGCCGCCCAAGAAGAATTGACTGAAATTGTTTATCGCGCTGCCGTGTGGTACGGCAAGCAATTACAGGAATGAGGTTGGTCACGCCTTCGGGAACTCAGGCAGAGGTAGCCCAGGCGCGATCACCTTCGCCAAGTGATCCACCACGCGCTCGGTTGCATCCTCGTAGAGCGGGTCGTAGATAGCCCACGCAATCTTGCCAAACGCTTCCTCCATTGCCTCAACGGTTTGATCAAGTCTGGCTGTCACCACGTGCAGCATCTCGTGCGTTAGCACTTCGCGTTGGAGTTCTGGCGTCTGCTTCCAGAAGTCGTGGCTCACGCGCAGTTCGGCTGTCTCAGCCTGTGCGTGCGGGTTGATGTCTGCCCACGCCTCAACGTCTGAGGCATCACGAGCCACGGTGATCTTCCAGTAGGTGACGTTCATTGCGGCTTGCAGCTCAGCGACATACGCCTCCAGCGCGTCGTATTTGTCCGGCTGTTGCTTCGCTGCCATCCGTCCTCCAGTCCTCAGGGAAGTAAGCCTGCCAGCGGGAGGACACCACTGGCAGGCGTTGGGCGGCTCTCAGGCCGCTCGCCCGTCAGTCTACTGGACTCGATAAGAGTCGCTTCTACAGGTCACGCGGAAGACCAGCCCATTGACCTCGCGTGCTGAGTCGTCCACTGCGCCGATTAGCCCACAGGATTTGCAGATAGCAACCCAGTCTTCACTCATTGCCAGCGTGTCAAAGTTGTGCGGATACTTGGCACGAGCCTCCTGCTCGTCCAGTGACTCCTCAAGCATCGCTGTCTGCCCGATCGTCAGTTCATTCTGCTCCCACTCAAGCGCGTGTCCTAGCCCGTCTTCGGACAACTTGCCGCTCAGGGTTCGCAAGTTGATGCTCAGCTCCTCGCGCTTTGCTGCTGCCATCTCTTTGGTGATGCCTCGCAGTCTGCGAGTTTCCTCCATCTTCCTGCGCTTCTTTGGCTTTCGTGGCCGCTGCAACTCAACGGTGCGCCACGCATCTTCCGTAGGCTCGCCGAAGAGTGCGATGAAGCGTCGCTCAACATCCTCTGGCACGCGGCGTTCCTCTGCGACATAGGCGTAGCAACTGCGCCGGCTTATCTGCAGGGTCGTAGCAAGCGACTCAATCCGCCCGCGCGGTGATCGCTCTGGGAAGGCGTGCTTGGCGATGACCTTCATCCACGCGCCGCTGATAGAACGAACGGTCGTTGCCATAGTCCTCCCTCTAGTTGCCTGGCTGAATCTCCTCGATTATGACGCGGACGACGCCAAGATGCAAGGAGCGCAAGGCGGCGAAGGCGTGCGGCGACAGGTCAATGCTGCGGCTGCGCCTTGTCCACGTGCGCTTCAGGTCCTTGTGGCATCTGCCGCAGTAGTCGGCGACGATCACGATGACGCACCTGCTGCGGTCATCTGCTCGGCAGACCTTGATCGGGTACGGATCATCACCCCAGCGGAAGGTTCCGACTGCTGCGTAGTAGCGCGTGCCGTTGCGCGTATACCAGGCGTTGTTCTTGGTGGCGTCATACCACGATGCAACGCCGCGCACAGGGATGCCGTGTTCTGTTCTGGCTGGCACACTCGGATGGACGGTCAAAATGACCGCCATCAAGAGTGCAATCACTCAGGCGGCTCCGCTGCTACGAACCAATCGCAGAAGTCGTCAAGGTCAAGAATGATCACGGCGCGACGACGGCCGCCGCCAACGCCAGGACTGTCACCGATCACCAAGCCACGCAACTGGTCGCTCTTGACCGGCACGGTCTGCAACCAATCCCACTGGCGCTCGCTGAAGCTGCCGCCCACCTTGCACTGCACGGCGAGCCAATCATTCGCAACGTCTTGCTTGCCGCCGAACTGCCCGACGCGCTGACCGAGCAGGCGCTTGGCAACCTCTCGCTCGAATGCGTTGCCACGAGCGCGGCTGTTCTTCCCCTTTCGGCTCTTGGCGGGGTCAATCATCTTCTTGGTGGCTTCGTCCTTGAAGTAGCCCATCAGATGAGCCTCGCCAAGACTGCAGAGCCGCCGTCGCTCAGCGTGAAGCGTGCGACTTGAATCTCCATCACGCCGTGCTTGATCAGGTCGGCGTTCGTCTTGCGGTTGCCGATCCCTTCGTACAGGAAGAACCAGCCGTCAGGCGCGATGGCGTCGGCGTATCGCATTGAGAGGTTGCACCAGGCGCGGCCAGAGAAGCCAGGCTCCTCGCACCACGCATCGGCGCCCTCTTGCACGGCGATGACGTGATCGTCAAGGAATGGCGCCTTGCGCTCGATGCGAGTCATTTCACGCAGGCTCGGTGATACCACGCGAAGCGGGTGTTGCGCTTGTTGGCGACGAAGGTGATCACCTTGACCCGCCACGACTCCTTGAGCGTGTTCAGGGCGCCGTTGCACGCGCCGCAGCTCGTTGCTGCGAAGACAGGCTCCTTGCGAGGTCCACCTCGCTGCGCCTTTACTGCTGCCATAGCACGCTCCTTACGATCCAGATGACCGTGGCGAACGCCAAGATCAGGAAGATGGTACCCGCTGCCGCACCGCCACGCTTAGCCGCCACTGGCAGCGACAGCCCGACGATGAGCGCGAAGAAGAGTTGCAGCCCTGCGATCACGAGACCAACGCTATCCCACACGTCAGTGACCAATGGTGCTAAGGCTGCGGACAAGTTTCTCTATCGCCTTCTCGACCGCCTCCTGGACGGTCGCGCCGGTAAAGGTAATCTCGCCGTCCTCATCGTCAAGGATGACGTGCCACTGGTCGCCGTCCTTGACGGCCTCAGCGAATCGGTAGCCAGCCTGTGCTGCAAGAATCTCTAACTCCTTGAACATCAGCCCTCCTCCATCTTGTCGGTGATGACGCGGTAGGCGTCCTCAGGCGACAGGCTTGTCGTGTCCAAAGTAAGGTCTGCCCTGCTGTCTGTCCAGCCCCTTTCCGTGATGTCAGCGGCTCCGTACAGGTTGCCGCCCACCCTCTCGCGCCTGACCTCCTCCGAGGCTGTCAGCCGAACGATGAAGATGTCTGGGTCAATGGCTCGCAGGTACTGGACTTCTGCATCCAGCCGCACGTCATCCACGACCACGCCGAAGCCGATCCGCTTCAGCTCGAAGTAGTCCTTGCGCCAGACCCGCAGCCAGAAGTGCGTGTCCACGCCCCGCATTGCCGCACCAATCTCCTGCAGCAGTTCTCTGCCGGTCAGGGTGCTGTTGCCGAAGTTGCGGCTCACGGTCAAAACCTCGCTCTTGCCGAGGTCGTTGTACGCCATCGCCGCGATGTGCTTGATGGCGTCCGCGATGCCGTGCCGACGGTACTCACGATGCTCCACAAAGAGCGACGCGATGGTGGACTTGCCGCTTCCCTGCGGCCCAAGAATCGCCAGCGACCTCACGGCAGTCGGATCGCATCGGCGACTGGCAAGAAGCCGACCACCTTCACGATCTTCTCCGTGTTCTCAAACTCGGTCGTGGCTGGCATCAGCCGCTCCGACCAGTGCGGCTCCCGCACTCGATACAGGTCCCACGCGTAGATGCCCTCAGGGGTGCTGTTGATGTACGCCGGACGCGCTGACCGCTTCCCAGCCTCCTCAATGAGCCAGTCGTACTTCGCCTGCTCAATGAGCAGCTCTGGGTAGTGCGTGTCTCGGCACTTCAGTTCAAGAATAAAGTCCACTCTGCCCAAGCCGACTTGGTACCACGAAGTGCAGTCCCAGTGGCTGAAGCCGTATTCCATCCGCTCAAGGTTTGGCACACTCGTTGCCTTCAGATGCTCTAACAGTTTCTGCTCCGTCATCGTCGTCCTCCCTTCGCAATAATCTCGCCAATACTCATCACGCCGTTAGTAAGAGTCTTCTCTCTCTCTTCTCTCTCTCTACTCTTCTCTCTCTCTAGCGCGTGACCAAACCGTGACTCAGCCACTTTTCCCGCACGAGCGCGTTGCTGACGTTGAGCCGACGTCGGGTCCACTTGCCATCGAGACCAGTTCGAGACGGTCACGACACCAGCCTGAGACACCTCTAGCAGCCCCTCGGCAATGAGTCGAGGTACTGCCCGATTGAGTCGCGGCCCGATGACTGCGGCAAGGTGTTGCCGGTCACGGAACTCGCCTCCCTTCCGCATCTCCTTTGCGATCTCCAGAATCGTGACGAACGCACGAAACTGCGTGTCAGTGAGACTGGCGATGATTGCGTCCTTGTGCGCTCCTGCCGACCACTTGATCCAAAGATTCATTGTGTCCTCCTCCGACTTTCTCTTGCTTAAAACGGCAAGTCTTCTAGGTTCTGAGTGTCTTCTGGCACGAGCTTCGGCTTCGCCGGTGCTGGCGCCTGCGACGCGATGAACTTCTGGCTCGGCTTGTCCTTGCAGTAGGAGCCGTCAGGCGTCTTGTGGCTCGCCGCCCAGAATGCGTTGTACGGCTTGCCGCTCGTCTTGCTGATGCCGCCTGGCTTCAGCGTCCAAAGTTCGCCGTGGCTGCACGTCTCGTCGCCGACGTTCTCGGCAAAGAGCATTGCAGCCTTTGCTGCGAGGATGGCGTCATCCAGCGCAGGGTCAGACCCCCTCGTAGAATCAACGGAGAGGGGTGTAGGAGCCACGGAGAGGCGCGGAACCCTGCCAAGTGGTACTACGGCACCCTTGTCTGGCGAGTAGAGGCTCCTGCCCACTCCCAACTGCGCGGCGCACCTGCGGAGCGCATCCGAGGCCGCTGACTTCAGCGGCTCGTCATCTTGTGCCGAGTTCGGGTAGCCGAAGTCCTGTCGGATCGTGGTCTTTCCGCCGATCACGACGGCGAGCGAGCCGTGGACGACGTTGCGTGCGCCGTCTGCGACCTTCACCTCGAACTGCCAACCCTCAATGCCGAGGACGTCATCCAGCCGCTGCGCGACTGCTCGCGCGTCTGCGTAGGTAAACGTCATCCCTGCTCGCCCTGGTCGGTGCTTCAGGTCCTTCTCCTCGAATGGCGCGCAGAGCGCCTTGCTGATGTCGTTGCTCATAGTCCCTCCTCGTTCTTGAATCGGAAGACTCGCGCGCCTGGAACTTCCCGCGTCGCGGCTTCAATGATCTTCGGGTCCACTTTCGTTGCGACCTCCTTCCAGTCCGTCTTGAGCGACGGCTTGTTCTGCTTCCACGTTGCCTGCCATCCGTTGCCGACGATCCCTGCCTTCTCGCCGATCGCTTCCTTCAGCGAGATGGCGAGGTTCTGCAGCTCTTCGTCAAGCAACTTGGACTCGTATTGCTTTTCGGCATACAGCGCCGCCACGCGGTCAATGCCAGCCGTTGCGTTTGCGTACTCTTCGCTCGCCTGCGGCACAACCTGCGCCAGCGCGTCAGAGTCCTGACCCTGCAAGGCTGGCGGCGTCTGCGTTGCAAGCGCGTTCCTGAACTCCACCGCCTTGCGGTACAACTCTGTCTGGTAGTCAATGCTCGCAGTCACCCGCTCGATGCGGAAGACGAGACCACCAAGCAGGACTGCCACGTCGCACCACGGTGCGCCGGTGACGAACATCTGCCACTGCACCTGCGCCACCACCTCTGGCGGCACTGGGTGCAGACTCCAGCGCGGTGAGGTGCTGGTCTTGATCTCGACCAAGCCCTCTGACCCGACGATGGTGCGATCGAGTGACGCCATCACCCACGGCAGTTCCTTGAGTCGGACAATGCCGTTGCTGCGGCGCAACTCGCGGCCAGTCTCCATCTCGTAGAACTCAGCCACTGTGTTCTCCAGCAGGATGCCGCGCACCGCTGCCGGTCCAACTGGGTCTGGCGTGTATTTTCCCAGCTTCTCAGCCCAGAGTTGATAGGGCGTCTTGTATGGATTCAGCCCCGCGATGACCGAGACATCGGTCGCCGTGATGCCGTCAGCCCGAAGTGCAAACCACTCAGGACTGCGCTGCTCTGCCTTGACGAACTCGTACTGCTTGCTCACTTGCCCTCCTTCTTTCTGTCCTTCTTGGCGAACCCTTCGCCCTTGTAAACCACCGCCGCCGGTGAATAGACCATCCGCATCCAGCGCCCGCACTTCTCGCAGCGCGGGTTATAAACGTTGTGGATTGAGTGCGTGTGTTCCTCCCGATGCCCGCAGTCGCCGCAGCGGTACTCGTAGACTGGCATTAGCCAAGCACCACGAAGACCATCATCAGAAGCGTCGCTCCGAGAATGCCAATGGCAATGTCAAGTTGCTGATCGCTGCGCTTCTGCTGATCCAGCAGCGTCGTGCGGATTGCCACTCGCTTGTAGACCAGTGGCTGCGTCTTTCGGTTCAGCCTCATCGCATTGACCCCAGTGCCAAGAGCAGCACCATTGCTGCGATGAAGGTGACGACCGTTGCGATCTCCTGCAGTGTCCGAATCATCTTTATCTCCTCAGCAGCCCCGCCAACTTGGTCAGGTTCCTCGCTGCTGTCACGATCCTAGACCGTGATGTCACGGCTTGTCAAGGGGTAGCCTCCCAGACTGGAGGAGGTCAGTCTGGGAGGTCGCTGGCATAGCCAGCGGCGTCATCGTCCTCATCGAGCAGCTCTAGAACCACCTCTAGGCACGCTCGGCAGATAGCGTAGGACAGGACTGCAGAATAGCCGACCGTGAGGCTGACTTCCTGTTCGGCAAACCTCCACACCCTGCGAGTCTCCCCGCACGGCGTGCAGGCTCCTATGTCCTGCGGCCTCGGTGCCGGCGGACCTGCAAGGAACGGCACTAGCGCAAGCGGATTAGGTACTCGGCTGAGACCTCTCCATCGCCGTCAAAGAACATTAGCCACTGCCCTGGCTCGCCAGACGCGCCGACGACCTCCTGAGCGAAGCGGTTGCTGCTCTCAAGCGACGGACTGCACCACGTCGTGATCTTGCCGTCGGCAAGGACGAGTCGCGCAGGCTGATGCCAGTGTCCGAACCAGAGATAGTCAAACGGCGCGACGCTCAAGCGCCAGCCGCTCGCCTTCTTTGCAACGCCGTACCACGGCATCCCAAGTCCACCTCTGAACTGATCGCCGTGGACGATCATCCCGATCTTGCCGCCTGGCAAGTCGAGCGTGTCGTACCAGTGCCGACCGCCAACGGTGAGGCTCTCTTTCCAGCTCACGCGCTTCTCGCTCTGCACGAGTGACCGCGCAATGTTGTAGAGAATCGCGTCGCTGTTGCTTTCTGGCGAGTGATCCGAGTAGCGCCCCAAGCGTCCGTGGTTGCCGATTGCGCCGTAGACCTCCACCTGCGGGAAGAGTGCGGCCATCGCCCTGACGAACTGCGCCAGCATCTCCGCGCCTCGGAAGATTTGGACGTACAGACCGCCAGCCTCAACTTCGTAGGCTTGCCCTGGGAAGATGTTGCCGTCTGACTCCACGAGGTCGCCAGTGAGCAGAATCTTCACCGTGTCCACAGGATGATCCTTGCGCTGAATCTCTACGACGCGCTTGACCTTCTCGGCGAGCAACTGCAGCCGCTTGGCTGCGGTGTCAATGTCGTAGTCCACGCTTTTCTTGCCGAGTTGCCAGTCGCTCAGTTGCACGACGGCAACCTCGCGCTTGCCCTTGCGCTTGTCTGGCTTCGGTGCTGGCACGGCAGGAATCTTCATCCCGACCGCCGCATCCTTCGCGGCGCGGTAGACCGCCTCCACAAGTTCTTCGGTCTGCTGCTCCTTCTTGGCGAGTGCGCGCAACGCACGCCGGTGCGCCGACTTCAGTTCGTTGAGTTCGTCCTCACGCTGAAACTCGATCAGGTCTTCTGGCATTTGCAGTCCCCTCTCCTGTGTCGCTGGATGTTCTGCTGCGCCCAGTGCTGGTTGCGAATCTCGCACCACTTCTGGATTGCCTTTGCCGTGATCTTCGCGGCTGCGAGCGCCTTGTCCAGCGATTGCCGGTCAGCGTCGCTTATCTCAAGCAACTGATAGCCGCAGAGTGGCCCTTTGTAGCCACCCTGCAGCGTCAGGAACTCGTCTAACTCCTCCATTGCAACCTCCTACTTTCGGCGCGACTACACGCCGATTGTCAGAGCCTAGATGTCGTATTGCTTTTCCGCAAGAGCCTTTTCTTCAGCCGACTTCTCCTTGATCCCGAACGCGCTGTTCTTTGGGTCAAGGAACTTGATCAGCACCTGCAGCCCTGAGGCCAGCCCTGCGGACAGCACTGTGCGGAAGTCACCGCCAGAAATGTCAAGGAGCGGGATGCCCAAGCCGAGTGCGACCGAGATAGACACGGTGATGAAGGTTCGGAAGAACTCAATCAGCGCCTCGTCTACGCCTGTGTTGTCAATGATCCAGCGGATGCCTGCCTTGATGTCGCTATACATTCTGACTCCTTACTTCCACTCAACGATGACGACGTGCTTGAACGCTGCGCCGCCCGTCTGCTTCTTTTTGCTCGCAGCAATCTGCTTGAGCTGCTCTTCGGTCACGACGACCCCGAACTTCTCTTTGCCCTTGCCTGACCGTGTGGGACACGCCCACTGCCAGCCGTCAACGGCATCCCACGCGGCTGCGGTCATATGGCCGTAGCCGAGAGCAATGTGCTTGCGATCTTTCTTTGTCCAGTATGACTCCCAGCGCTTATGCCACTCGCTGATCTCCACGGCTGGGTAGTCCACCGCTTGCTGCACCCAGATGATGAGTCCAGCCCCGCGGTGCGCCGAAATCACGACGTCATCCCACGACTTGGCGTAGCGCGCCTTCGCGCCCATCTGCTTTGCCGTCTTGATCAGGTCGCCGAGAGACGAGCCGTTGTCCGACACGCCCTCTTTCTCTACGAAGCCGGTGGCAGCGGCTTTCGCCTTGATGCCGTCTCCAGCCGTCGGGTCAACCGCGTACTTAGATGCCCACGCAACGGCAGCAGCCGTGCTGGACGGTCCGCAGTCGTCAAGGATGCCGCCCTTCTCAACGTGATCGAGCTGTGACTTGACCTTGAACTTCATTCGCCGATGTCTTCCTTGATGTGCGCGGCGAGTGCAAGACCAGCCTTCTGGTAGTCGAGTGCCGCGCTGATCGGATGACCAGCGGTGCAGCCCTCGCTGTAGTCGTTGCCGTTGTCGCCACGCTTCCAGAGCGTGCCACCGAACGCGCTTGCGTCCTCGCTCGGCACGAGTGCCACCCATTCGCCTGGCGCGGTGTCAATCCGCGTCCAGCCCTGCTCCTTGAGTTCCCTGCGGTGATCTTCGTTTGTCATTCTTTCCACCTCAAATATCCTGTTGCGATCCAGACGATTGTCATCAGGATGAACAGCGTTGCCATTGTGCTTTGCGTCTGACCTTCTGGCAGTACGACCACCGCAAAAAGCAAACCGAGGATCGTCCACGAGCCTCCGACTAGATCGTTGATGATGTTCCTAAGCACGGCGACCACCCTTTCGGCTTGGCGTATTTCCATTGCCTCCCGCTGGTCCGCCGCCGCCAATGTTAGCAGCCGCTCGTGCTGCATTTGACGCTGCGGCAGCCACACTTGCAACTTGGCTGGCAATGATCGCAACGGCAACCGGCTGCGCCTCTTCCTTCTCAATCGGGTCAAGGTCTTTGCCGATCTCCGTGATGGCCGCGATGTTGGCGAACACCTCGCCGACTGCCTCAACCGCAGCGCCTACAACTGGCAGAGCGGGTTCGGGTTCAGGAGTAGGTACAGGAGTGGGATCAGGAGATACGGAAGGAGATGGCGGAACTTCCGTTGGTGCAGGCGTTGGCTCTGGCGTTGGTTCTGGGGTCGGTTCATTGGTCACCTCAGGACTTGGCTCCTCCGTTGGTGTTGGGGTTGGTTCGGGTGTGGGTTCTGGAGTTGGCTCAGGGGTTGGTTCGAGAGTCGGCTCAGGCGTAGGCTCTACAGAAGGCTCTGGCGTAGGGGTAGGAGCCACGCTAGGGCTTGGTGAAGGCTCTTCTGGTGTCTGGGTAGGGGTTGGCTCAGGAGTCGGCTCTGGGGACGGCGTAGGGCTGCCTACGGCGATTGTGAGGAAGCCGATGCCGCAGCACGAGTCGGTGGACAGCACGCGGAAGCCGAACAGGTCACCTGCGGCCAGCACCACCTCAATGTAGCCGGTGGCTGATTGCGTGTTGCCCTCTGCAAGCGTGAGCCACTCGCCGCCCACGAGATACTGCGGCTTGTCAAAGTACGCGCCGTCAGTCGTCAAGTACGACCAGAGGTACTGGGCCGTCTCAGCTTCTAGCGCGGTTGTGGTCAGGCTGGTAAGCGCGTTCCAGCGCGGCTGCTCAGGGAGCGGATCATTCGCGCCGCCGAGTGTGACGGAGCCATCTTCGTTGACCACGATCGTGCCGTTGGAGTCGGTGCTGAACTCCCACTCGTCAAGTTCGTCAAGCGCGTAGACAGGCTGAACGAATGGCAAGACGATTGCCAAAGCGAGCAGGAGTGCGCGCAACCTCACTTGCCTGATTGCGATTGCAACCACGCCAGAAGCGTGCCGATTCCTCCTACGCCGAGTAGGGCGCCAAGCCCTTTCAGGACGGCAAGGCCGCCCTTCATCTGGTCAATCTCTGCCTTCAGACTGTCAATCTTTGCGGACTGCGCGTCCAGCCGGTCAATGATTGCGTCTACTTGGGAGCGCGTCATTCAGCCTCCAGTGCCTTCAGTCGCTCCTCTAGATCATTGACTCGATGCCAGAGCGCTGCGATCAACGCAACACTGTCAATGGATTCTGGCTGTCCGTCGGCATTGTACGCGATTGCGTGTGTCAATCCTGCGTCGTGGATTTCTTCTGCAATAAATCCGAGGCGCGTCTGCCCAAGTTCTTCTGGGTTGTCAATCGTTGACTCAAAATGCTTTGGCACAATCTTGCGCGCAGCCTCAAGCACGGCTGCATCTGCAGGCACGATGTTGGTCTTGTAGCGCGACGATGAGGTATAGCGGCGAATCTGATACTCGGTTCCGCTGAGCAGCACAAAGACGCACTCATTCGTGGTTGCCGTTGTGGTGTTCGGGCCGTCGGCGTTGAAGTTTCCGTTGCCTGCGCTGACGCTCAGCGTGGCAGATAGGAAGTCAGCAGCAAATGCATCATCCGTCCGCAGCGTCGTTGACGATGAGCGATACAGGTTTACGTCGCCCGAACTGCCAGTGCCGTCGCCCCACTCAATCGTGCCGTCTGCCTCAATGCGGATGCGATCGCCAGCGTCCCCACTGATCGCTCCCGTGAAAACTGCATTCCCAGCCGTGCCGCGCAATGCGCGCACAAAGCCGTTAGATGCAACGATGTTGCCGTTGGTGACCCCGATTGCCGTTGAGCCAGCCGTTCCGCTGACCGTCAAGCTGCTAAACGTCGTCGCCCCTAAGTTCAGCGTGCCGTCAATGACGACCGTCCCTGAGCCGCCCAGGTTTGGTGTGATCGTCAGTTCACCGTTGACTTGGCGGAGTCGAGCAGGACCATAGGTTGCTGGCGTGCTGTTCTCGGCGATGTAAAGGTCGGAGCCGCCTGAGATCAGGCGCAACTCGGCGATGGAGACGTCGCTCTGCGACGAGACGGTGCCAGTCGTCTCAACCTTGACGGAGACAAGGATGAAGGCCGCATCGGACGGGATGGCGAGCCGCGTGTAGTTGCTGGCGATGCGGAGCGTGTCAGCGCTGCCGATTTCTGCCAGCGTGCGCTCGCGTGTGTCGCCCGTCCCCGTTGAGGTCTCCGCGTCAATCTCGTAATACTGGTACGACAGCACAACCTTTGCGTTGGAGGTTGACGTCGCGTTGATGCAGTAAACCTCTGGCGTGAAGATGAACGATCGGTTGCGCGTACCAGGCACCGGCACAAAGCGCTTGATTGTCAGGCTGTTCCCGCTGGTCGTGCCACCTGCGATGCGGAAGCGAAGCACGTTGCCAGAGCCAGCCGAGGCGTCCTCGATCACTCGTGCCGTGATGCTCCCGCCGCTGTTGTCCTCAGCCGTGAAGTACGGCAGCGGATTCTCGTCGTTGATGTCGGCATCTGGCTCGTCAGGCGCCGAGGCAAAGTCGCCGTTGGCGACGCCAGCCTGAATCTCGCGCAGCGCCGCAGGACCAAAGAGGAGTGCGGTAGCCCCGTCCGAGTCGCTGCCGATCAAGGTCTCGCCGCCGTCTGCGGTGACGTCGCCTTCGTAGCCGGTTAGCCCTGGAAGATTGGTCCCGTACTGCTCAGCCATTATTCACCCACCAAGATGCGCTTCAGCGCCTTGCCTAGTTTCTTGCGTCGGTACTCAGCCTCAATGTCGTAGCGCACCTGATAGGTGCTGTCCGACTCAAAGCTCATTGTGACGGATGCGATCCTGAGAATCGTGCCTGATAGGTCAAGTGCAGAACTTGTGAGCTTGACGTACTGGTTCGGCAGCCACGCCTTCACAAGCGTCCACGTGCTTGCCCCAGTCTGTGCGTAGCCCTGCGTGTAGCCGTATGTCCAGTCTGGCGATGCGGTCTGGCTCAAGTCAGAGCCAGCCAGCGTGAAGTTGACCGTGCGGACTGGCAAGGCACGCGCTTGGAAGGTCGCCTTTGTAAGTCGCTGAATCCTTGTCGTGCGGCTGGCTGCGCCTTTGATCTTTGGCGCGCTGAACACTCCGTGCGGCTCAGGGCCGTTGCGCGTGGACAAGCCAGAGCCAAAGTATGGCGTCCCGCCGTTGTAGGTTCGGAAATAAGGATCGTTGGTCGGCGGAGTCGCGTTCTTGTCCCATCGAGCGCGTGTGTTTGCCGCCTGCACAAAGATGCCCTTCACCATCTGGTCGTGGTCAACGTCAACGGTGAACGCGCGTGGCAGCATCTTGCTGGCAGCGCTTGCCGATCCAACCGCGACAGAGGCGGGGTCAGTGACAATCTCCAGCGGCGCGTTGGCGTATGAAGGTGCAGCATCCACTGGCCCATAGTTCAGACGCCCATCGCCGTCCACCCAATAGCGGAACACCTTGCCCGAAGCGCCTGACGCTTCCTCTGCGATCTGGTCAAGAATGCTGACTAGGCTGGCTGGCTTGAAGGTCTGGCGCCCGATCGTGACTGCGGCGCCGGTGTAGACAGCGCGCGTGCTGCCGCTGATCACGGATGTGTCCAAGAGTTGCCGCGTCGTGGCGTCATTGACCTGATCGTGAATCTTTCCGAGGATCACGTTGATCAGCGTCTGGTCAGTTGTGCTGGCATTGCCGCGCGAGAACGGTCCGACCATTTGCTTGATGTTTGTTCCGACAAAGCCCTTGCGGACGATCGTCTTCTCAAGCCACGCGTCGGCGTCTGCCACGCTGACCGTGCAGCGCGTGCCTAGTCCGTTCGGGAGCAGGCTGGCTGAGACATTCGTGATAAAGCCGAGGAAGAGCGGCGTGCCAGCGCTGTAGCGCGAATCAAAGAACTGCACCCGCGCGTTGTCGTAGACACCACCTGAGCGCCACCACGGTCCCCCGCCTGGCGTCACTGGCTGGATGACGTCAAAGGTCATCTGCCCGCCGCCATCGCCTGAGAGCGTGAGAGAGAAAGTGGCAAGGTCAACGTATGGCGTGGTCGTTGCGGACGGCGCTGGTAGGTCGAGAAGGTTTGCGCCGCCGTCTACGCCTGCAATGACAAGGCTGAATGGGTTGGCCACGGCTTAGTAGCCTCCGCGCCGACCGGTGCCTTGCCGAATCAGGGAATCCGATACCAGCTTGTCTTGCTTCTGCGTGCCGATGCTGAAGTCAATGCTTGTCTGCAGGTACGAGGAGGTGCCACCCATCGGCGAAGCCGTGCCGAGGTTGCCGCCGCTCAGGTACTGCGTGCGTGCGTTGCCAGAAAGCAGCGCGCCGGTCTTGCTGCTTGCAAGGCCGTTGAAGATGCGGAAGGCTTCGTTGATTCCGTCAAGCAGCCCCTTGATCAGCGAAAGTGCAACTTTCAACGGAGTAAGTGCAACCTCGATCGCTCCAATCAAAAACCCGAATCCGTCCTCAAAGCCCATCGTCTTGGCAAGTTCATCAAACGAATTCACCAGTGGTCCGATGTAGTTGTTCGCCAAGTCGTCAATCACTGGACCGAGGTCACTGAGGAACCTCTCGACCTGAGGCAGGATGTCATTCGTGAACGTCGTGAGCGCATCGTTGACGACTGGGAGGAAGCGATAGCCGAATGCCTCAAACGCCTCGTTCAACTTGATTTGAGCGGCGGCGAATCGCCCGCTCGTTGACTGCGCAATCTCCTGCGCCGCCCCGCCGTACTTCTCAGTTGCGACACGGAGAATGTCCTGCAACTTGGCGCCCTTCTCAACCTGGATACCAAAGCCGAGCAAGCCGCGCGTGCTGCCCTTCGCACCCTTTGCAATCGCCGTGATGACCGTGGAAAGGTCCTTGCCAGTGACCGCCGCAATGTTGGCAGCTACGGAGTTGACCTTCAGGATGCGTGCTTGGCTCTTGAAGAACCGTGAACTTGTCTCAATGCCAGCACGAACGTCGTCATCGGTAAAACCGAGTTCGGCCATCGCCGTGATCTGCTCGTCAATCTTCTTGGTCAGGTCCTCTGTGAGTAGCCCTCGCGCGCGGAGCGCAGCGTTCAGGCGGAAGGTGGCTCGCTCGTCATCAGCGGCTGATTTGACCGCTGCAATACCAAAGCCCACGAGTGCCGTGGCTGCTGCAATAGAAGCCGTGGCGATCCCCTTGAGCGCGGCGATCCCATTGCGCTTGAGGCTGCCGAAGCTCTTGCCGACGCCGTTGAGCGTCTTGGTGGCGGCGTCCTTTGCGACGACTGCGAATACTGCCTGACCTGTTGAGGTGACCATTTATTACCCTCTCCGCTTGAACTTCGTGATGCGATCACGGAAGAGCTTGTCGTCAAAGAACTTTGCGATTGTATCCCAGTAAGAGTTCAGCGCCGTCTTTCGCACGTCGCTGCGGTTGGCAACCTGCGTCACGAACGGACGCCCCTTCACGCCCTTGACGGCCTTTGGTCCGTTCTTGGTTTCGCGCACCGGCTTGATGCCTGTGGTGACGAACCAGCGGTACCAGCCGCCGTTCAGGTCGCCTCGGCTCTTGCCTGGGCGCGGACCCACGGTGGCGGACGGTCGGGAATACTGACCGCGCTTGGCGTTGATTGAGTTCCGCAGGCGCCCTGTGCGGACTGGCGCCTCTGCCTTCATCGGCTTGACCATCGTGCGCGAGGCGTTGATGGCGGCAAGCGTCAGCAGGCGGCTGAACGCCTTTGGGTTAGACCCCTGCAAGAAGCCAAGTTGGAACTGGTTGTAGGACTCCTCAAACCTCAACTCAAACTCTGCGACGGATTTGGCTGGTGTTGAAGGCACTACTTCCGCTCCTTTGGTTGCATCTCAGCGTGGAGTTGCCACGCCTGAATCACCTGTTCAACTGGCAGGCTCGCCACCTCGTCTGGCCACATCCCGAACTTAGCACCCAGAAGGTGAAAGATTATCTCTGGCGGCGGCACGACTGGTTGCCCAATCGCCAGCCGCCTAGCAGCGAGCCTTACTTGGGGTCCAGGCTGTTCCCCGAAGCCCACTTCTCAATCGTTGCGGTGAGTGCCTCAATCGGCGCGTCCATCACGTCAGTGATCGCCTCGCCGTTGATTCCCTTGAAGTTGTGGGACACGACGATCTGCGCGAACGCTGCAAGCGCTCGTGACGGAACACCGCTCTCCAACTCCAACAAGATGCGTGCCGAGACCTGCGGTCGCAGCTCGCACTGCCAGCCGGCGAACTCGCCGTCTAGCGTGACAACCTTATTTGCCATTCACTCCTCCTCTGCCCGATTAGGGCGCTACGTCCAACGGTGAATCCACAATGACTTCAAGCGACTTGCCTGAAGTTGCGTCATACGCGAGTCGCAGTGTCACCTCGTTCACGATCAGCCCGTCCTGCTCAGCCGAGAGCGGAACGACTGACTCGATCACCCACGAGCCAAGAATCCACACGCCGTAGTTATCGGTCGTGGTGCCGTAGATGCGGAGGAAGCGCTGCTCTGCCTGCTCGGTGATGCCCCACGCGCCGTTGGCGATTGCGTCGCTGTTGCTTGCAACCGTGATCGTGAGCGTTGCATCGAGCGCCTGCGTGAAGGCTGCGGTTGCCGCCGTGAGGCTGGCGTCCAGCGCGTTCACCATCGCCATTCCCGTCGTGATTGACAGGCTGAACGAAAGCAGGTGGTCGTAGTCCGTCGCGCCTGATCCCGCCTTGTCAGGGAAGTTGCTGTCCGTTGCCAACTTGAGCAGGCGGCCAGCCAACATCGGCTGCGCTGGAACTGCGGTTGGGAAGGAGAGTCCAGAAGACGCCACGCTCGTTGCCCCAAAGGTCGCGCCAGCCTGCAGCAGCCCTGAGGCGTCTGCCGACAGCGTGATCTCCGTTGGGATTGCATCCACGACGCGATACTTCTGCACGCCGTCCGTAACGAGCATCGAGTAGAAGATTGGTGTGTCTACATCGCTCTGGTTCGGACTCCACGTCCAGGTGTACGGCGCAGCCGTCCCTGAGGTCGTGGCGCCGATGGCGTCAAAGAAGAGTGGCAGTGTGCGCAGTGAAGCTGCTGACTCAGCCAGCGTGATGACTGGATTCTTGCCAGTGATGGCGACGCGCCCAGCCTGAATCGGCGTGCGCTTGCCAACGCTCGTGTCTTCGCCGAGGTCCACCGTGACGCCGAGGTCAATCGTGCCAACGGCATCTGCGAACAGGATTTCGCCGGTTGCGGTTCCGATGCTTGCGGCCGTGCCGAAGCCAGTCTGCGAGGCTGCTGCGATTCGCGTCAGAGCCTTCGCGCCGTAGGTTGCCATCTTGCTCTCCTTGCTCTACGCGGTGTAGGCGATGGTCTCGTAGACCGTCACCTCAGCCGTTGCTGAGACCGTCAGGTAGTCCTGATCGGCGTATGTATCGGTTCCCATTGTCGTGCTTGTCACGGCAACCTGGACCGCTTCACCTGAGATTGTCACCGCGCCGTTGAAGGCGTCGCGGAGCCAACTTCGGAAAGTATAAAGGTCGCGGTACTTCTGCTCCATTCGTGGGATCGGGAGCAGGTACGCCACGACGTTGACGCTTAGCACAACCGTGCGGTTGCCTGAGCCGACGCTGATCGAGTCGTCCGCTGGGAGCAGCACGATGGCTGGCACGACGGCGAGAGACTCTGGCGGGGTGGCGTGGACGGCACGGATGGCGTAGCCGATTGGCGGCTCCACTGAGAGCAGCCGCTCCTTCATTGCGTCAAGAATGGTGAGGTCGTTCATTCAGGCAGAGAAGCAACGAATGAGTTGGCCCAAGATTCTGCCTCAGCACGATCTGCCCACGGTCGCCCATCTGGGTGAACGTCCTGCAATAAAAAAGGCGCCCCAGTTGAGGTTGGCTGGACCTCATCCCAGATTCTGATTGTATTGGCATTGTCAATTTCAACGCGGTATCGCAAGTGAACCTCCTATGGCTTTGTGCTATATGTGATTGGACTGAATGTCGCTGAAAGAACTCCTGCCGGCGCTGATTGTAAAGTCGTATTTGTTGCATTCGCTCCACCGCCAGTGACAAATAGTCCTTTGCCGTATGCAACTGCTCGCAATTCTACTGTTCCAGCGCTAGTTCTGCTTGTCCAACTAGTCCCATTTGTTGATGTGTAAATTGCTGCACCTACACCAACGACGCACCAAGTCTTGCCGTCCCAATCAACGTCATAAAATGCGGACGTTCCAACTGCAGTATTGTGCGTCCACGCAGTCCCCGTAGTTGATGTGGCTGTTTTCCCTGCGCCGCCGACAACGACCCAAGTTCCTCCACCATAGGAAACCCCGCCAACAAATGAGGTGTCAAAACCAGAAGTTCTTGACGTCCAAGTTGTGCCATTGCTTGACGTGACCATTCCGCCACCTTGCCCAGTTGCAACAAATAAGCCATTTGCGTAGGTAATGTTGTAAATGACTCCAGCATTTAGGAAGTTTGACGTTCTTACCGTCCACGTTACGGTGTCTGGCGAAGTCGTTATTTTCCCTCCGTCGCCGACACACACCCAAAGACCGCCACCATAGGCAGCTGCCCTCACTTCATCTGTGCCGAAGCCTGCGTTTTGTGAAGTCCAAGTCACCCCGTCAGTTGATGTTGCAACTCTTGATTGTTCTCCTGCTATGAAATATATTTCGTCGTTCACTGCTGCCGCGTTGACCGCATATGATGGCGTGAACCCAGTTGCAGTTCGAGCCGTCCAAGTGATTCCATCGGCTGATGTGGCGAGCGAGGCATTGCGCCCGCCAATAATCCAAAGGTTTCGTCCGTAGGCAACCGCAAGAACATTGTTCGTTGAGCTGAACGTTGAGGTCCTAGCAGTCCACGTCACACCAGAATCCCGGTGAATGCTGGTAATGTCGCCAGTCGCCGTGATGCGTTTATGCTCTCCAACAGAAAAAGTTTCTGCAGTGCCTGAAATTGAAATCGTGCTGTCAAAATCCCCTGCATTCTCAACGTCATATGCTGCGCTCGTCAGACCTAAAGCAGTACCAGCAACGGAAGCGGAAATGTCAATCCAGTATCCGCCGCCGGAACTTGGCGTAGTCCACGCAGGAACTCCAGCGGACACTCCGAGGACTTGCCCAGCCGTGCCGACGCCAAGTCGAGCAACCGTCGCCGAGCCAGAGGCGTACAGAATGTCGCCTGTCGCCGTGACCGTGTTCTTTGGGATTGCCGTGCCAGCCGTGGTGTTTGCGCTGCCAGCCAAGTCATAGGCTGACTTCACGCTGTTCGGCGTGGCCGCCGTTGTGGTCGAGGTGGACGAGGTTGAGTCGGTGAGCGTCGTGACTCCGTAGACACCGCCGGTTGCCGCCGTGCCAGGAGCAGGTGTCGGCGTGATCCACTGCGTGTTGTAGTCAGTTGCGTCAATCTTGGCGAGGACTTGCCCTGCGGTTCCGCCTACGACAACGCCGGAGCCTGCAGGACCTGTCGCCCCTGTTGCCCCTGTTGCGCCTGTTGCTCCTGTGGCGCCTTGCGGGATTGAAAAGTCAAAGATTGCTGCGCCAGACGACCCGACGTTCGTGACCGTTGCGTTGGAGCCAGCGGTGCCAGTGATGACCGTGCCGACTGCGATCGTCGCAGCGGCGCCTGTCGCTCCCGTAGCGCCTGTCGCGCCTGTAGCTCCAGTTGCACCTGGCACGAGAACGAAGTCAAAGACGGCCGCAGACGATGAGCCAGTGTTGGTGACGGCTGGCGCAGTTCCTGAGGTGACGGTTCCCACGGCGATTGTGGCTGCGGAACCCGCCGCGCCAGTGGCACCCGTGGCGCCTGTTGCACCAGCAGGACCCGTGTCACCAGTGTCTCCCTTGACCAGCACGAAGTCAAAGACTGCAGCCGAGGAGGAGCCAGAGTTCGTGACGGCAACCGCTGTCCCTTGCGTGACGCTGCCGACAGCAATGGTCGCAGCGGAGCCTGCGGCTCCAGTTGCGCCCGTCGCGCCAGTGGCGCCCGTAGCGCCAGTTGCGCCTGGATCGCCCTGATCTCCCTTGTCCCCCTTTGCAAGAACGAAGTCAAAGATTGCTGCTGAGCTTGATCCGCTGTTCGTGACCGCGACTGCAGTTCCTTGCGTGACCGTGCCAACGGTGATGGTCGCAGCAGACCCTGCAGGACCTGTTGCCCCTGCTGGACCTGTCGCGCCAGGTACTAGCGTGAAGTCAAAGACAGCGGCGGAACTAGACCCAGTGTTTATGACTGCGGCTGCGGTGCCAGATGTGACGTTGCCAACCGCAATCGTGGCGGCTGATCCTGCGGGACCAGTGGCGCCAGTTGCACCAGTTGCGCCAGTTGCACCAGGTACGAGGACAAAGTCAAAGATTGCAGCCGACGAGGAGCCGCTGTTCGTGACAGCGGCAGCGGTACCAGATGTGACAGTGCCGACGGCAATGGTGGCCGCAGAACCAGCAGGACCTGCGCTACCCGCTGGACCAGTTGCGCCTGCAGGACCTGTTGGACCTTGCGCGCCTGCGGGTCCAGGTGCCTGAACGACAATCTCTGTGCGCGTGTCGTTGATCGAGATGATCTGCTGCGTCAGGTCAACTTCTACGGTCATCGCGTCACCTCAGGTGAAACTGTCGCTGCTCCTTGCAAGAGGCGCGTCACCACGCCGCCTGCGCTCACGAGTTCAAGGTCGTAGACGCCGCTGAATGGCGCGGTCAGTGCAGCCGTGGTCGTCGCCGAGATGAGGATTGCAACCGTGCCAGCCGCTCCGCCGAGCGTGATGCCAGCGGCATTGGTCAGGCTGACGATGCTCGTGGCGGACGAGTAGGTCTCGCGCACCTGCATCCGTGCGGTGTAGCCGGTCAGGTTGATTGCGGTGCCAGCCGAGTCCTTCCAGGTGATCGTCAACTCAAAGGTTGCGCCCTGGTTGATGGTGATGTTGAAGGTATTGCCAAGTGCCATTAGCGAGCCAGCCCTTCGCGCTTGCGGTATGCCTCAAGCAACACTTGAGATTCAGGGTGCAGTGCGCGTGTCT